TATGGTTAGACAGTAACGGTGACCTTCAAGAAGAACAATACGAAGAAGATAGAGAATACATATATACCCTTGGTAGGGACAAGCCCTAGGGTAACAACATTTTCAGACCTGTCAAGAGGAAAACGACATGGAATTTCAAACAACTTTTACACGGCGTGATCAAACGATTACCGTCTATGGCACACTGTATGAGGACGGGGAAGCACGTTACATGTACGACTTCGATACAGGCCCAGAGCTAGAGGTATTCCTTGACCCTGAGTTTATATTGAATGAGGCCTATGATCAGGACAACAAAGAAGTATCCTTGCACTCCTTGACGGTACTAGAAAAGTCTGTCATCGTTGAGATCTTTACACAAGATTACTGGGATAACGAAACATGACATGGATGAGCCACAAGCCTTGCCCCTATGAAGATTGCGGGAGTACTGATGCATTCAGTTACAACACCGACAGTCAATCAGGTAGGTGTCATAGCTGCGAACGTAAGTACCCAAGGGTTAAGGATACCTTGACCGACTGGGCACAAGATGAATACCCTACCGAGGGTGAACAGAAACAAGAGGGGTGGGATATGTCACAAGCTAACATCAAACCAGTACCAACCGAGATGCTGACACCTGTATACCGTACAGTGCGGGACATCAGTTCAGAGACACACAGATACTACGGTGTCAAGACCTTTGTTGATGCACAAGGTAAAGAAATCAAACAAGAGTACCCGTACCCATCAGGTGGTATCAAGACACGGTTCTTCCCTAAGGAGTTCAGAGCAACCAACCTCAAGTCAGATGAGTTGTTCGGTATGAACCTATGGAATGCTGGCTCATGTAAGATCGTGACCATCTGTGAGGGTGAGTTAGATGCAATGTCAGCTTATCAGATGTGCAAGAACCCTAAGTACAACACAGCCTTTGTGTCACTGCCCTCAGCAACCCCTAGCAACAAGCTATGGACCAAGGCAGCTGATTGGTTGTCATCCTTTGACAAGATCGTTCTATCTATTGAGCATGACGACCAAGGGAATGCTGTGGCTCAACGCATAGCTAACCTATACCCTAACAAGGTGTACCGTGTACAACATGACAAGTATAAGGATGCTAATGAGTTCCTACAGGCTGGCATGGGTAAGGATTACTTCAACGCATGGTTCAATGCTAAGAAGTACACACCTGAGAACATCATCAATTCATCTGATCAATTCCTTAAGATGTACAACTCAGCTGATGATCATGTGTATGTACCTACAGGCATCAGTGACTTCGACGACCTATGTATGGGCCTCATGCAGGGACACTTCACCCTGTTCAAGGCACAGACAGGCATAGGCAAGACAGAGTTCATGCGTTACCTTGAGTACAACATCCTTAAGAACCACCCCGACATCAGCATTGCTGCATGGCACATGGAAGAAACCAAACTGCGTACACTCCTAGGCTTGGTGTCATACGACATGAAGAAGAACGTGACACGTAAGGATCTGATCGAAGAAGAACAGTGTGAGGATAGTGTACGGGATTCCATCCATAACCTGACAAAGAATGAACGGTTCTATCAGTTCTTCTTGAACGATGAAGACGACCCACTTGATATCCTTGGTCACATACGGTACCTGTCTCAGGCATGTGGTGTACGGTATGTCTTCTTCGAACCTATCCAAGACATAGCTGCCAACATGGGTGGTGACGAGAGCAAGGAACAATTCCTAGCTGACCTATCTGTCAGGCTATCTAAGTTAGCAGCTGAGCTAGGCATCGGGATCGTTACCATCGGACACACTAACGATGATGGTGCAGTCAAGTACTGTCGTATGATTGAACAACGTGCATCAGTTGTCGTTGAACTACAACGGGACAAGATGTCAGAGGACTTAGACGAAAGGAATACAACGCAGTTGCTGGTCACAAAGAACAGACCCGTTGGACCTACAGGGTATGCAGGTCAACTCAAGTTCAACCCTAACACATTTACATTGGAAGAAAAGTATGGACAATATTAACATGGCATACGTGGCTGGAGGTATCTACTTCTTAGGTATCTACTTCCACTACATACACGTGCTAACTATCTTCCACCTCATGGACAGGGATGACGTTAACATCAGACGTGTTGTCATGCACAGCCTAGTGTGGCCATGGACAGTGGTCATGATGATGCTAGAAGAACTATTCGGTAACGATGAAGAGGATGACTACAGATGAAGACAGTAGCAATCGACATAGAGACAGATGCATTAGATGCTACCCGTATCCATGTCATCTGCGCACAGGATGTAGACACAGGGGAAACATATGAGTTCCTTAACGTTTCACACATAGAAGAAGAAGAGGAACGGTTCGTTGAATGGTGCAGCACAGTTACTACTTTTGTTTTCCACAATGGTATTGGGTTCGATGTTCCTGTTATCAATAAGCTGGTCAGAAAGGATTGCATACGCCCTCCTATGGTTCTTGATACTCTTATTCTCAGTCGCCTTATTGATTACACCCTAGACGGTAAGGGTCACAGCCTTAAGGCATGGGGTCAACGCCTCGGTGAGTTCAAGATAGGCTTCGATCAGTTCGAGGTACTGACACAGGAGATGATCGACTACTGTCATCAGGATGTTGAGGTAACGGTACAACTATACAAGAAGTTCAAGAAAGTTATAGCTGACCCTGACTGGCAAGATGCTATCCGTTGTGAGCATGACATCCAGATCCTATGCGAAGAGATGACAGCCCATGGTTTCTCCTTCGATGATGCCAAGGCTGAGACACTACTGGATGAGGTAGAGCTACGTATGTTCGAGCTAGAGGATGGCTTCCAAGTTGACTTCCCACCTCAGCTGCAAGAGGTTAACCGTATCAAGTATCGTCGTAAGAAAGACGGTGAGCTAATGAGTAACGTGACAAAGGCACAAGAGAAGTATCCTCAGACCAGAGTTGATTGGTCATACAATCCACCTGAGCTAGTGTGCTACGATTGGATAGAGTTTAAACCATCCTCCCCTAAGATGCGTATCGACAGGCTATGGGAAGCAGGATGGACACCAGTAGAGAAAACAAAAGGACACATACAGTATGACCGAGACCAAAACAAAAGATCGTGGCGATAAGTTCGCAAGGTACGGATGGACACTATCTGAGGTAAACCTTAACACACTCCCTGACACAGCCCCTGAGGGCGGCAAGAGACTAGCTGAGTGGTTGACACTAGAAGGACGACGAAGCTCACTGGTTGAGTGGCTAGGGCACTGTGGTGAGGACAAACGTATCCATGGTAGGTTCAGTCACATCGGTGCATGGACAGGACGCATGGCACACTCAGCACCTAACCAAGCGAACATCCCATCAGCCTTCCATGGCACACCTCGTACCCCAGTAGAAGAAGTTAAGGCACGGTATGACGGTCAGTTCAGGGAGCTATGGAAGGTAGAGGATGGCAACTACCTAGTGGGTACTGACGCAGAGGGTATCCAGCTACGTGTACTGGCACACCTGATGAAGTCAGAGGAATATGTACATGCTATTGTGTCAGGTAAGAAAGAGGATGAGACAGACATTCATAACCTCAACAAGAAGGCACTGGGTATCTCTCATGTCACACGTGATGACGCCAAGACATTCATCTATGCCTTCCTGCTAGGTGCAGGTACAGCTAAGATCTCACAGATACTAGGTGTCAACCAACGTGAGGCAGGGCAAGCTGTTGAGAACTTTACACAATCTATTGAAGGCTTAGCTACCCTGAAGAAGAAGGTCATACCCCACGTAGCTAAACGTGGTTGGTTCAAGGGACTAGATGGACGTAAGGTTATCGTACCCTCCGAGCACAAGACATTAGCTGGTATGCTACAGAACGGTGAGTCAGTTATCATGAAGCACTCAGCACTACAGTGGGTACGTCAAGCTAAGCAGATGGGCATCGACTTCAAGCTAGTGACATGGCCTCATGATGAATGGCAGACTGAGGTGTGTGGTACCTTAGCAACAGCTGAGAAATTAGGTGAGATACAACGACAATCTTTTGTTGACGTAGGAATTAAGTTCGATATGGTCTGCCCATTAGCTGGTTCGACAGACATCGGACGCAACTGGAAGGACACTCACTAATGTCTACATACATTATAGCACTGTCACCTGTACTTTTAGTGTTGACACTTGCAGCAATCGTAGCTATTACTAATCATCTAACATGCAACAAAGGAGACTAAGCATGGCTAAATCTAAATACGGTGTATTCGAAGGTGAACTATACTACGCCCGTGTATTCAAGGATAACATGGACGACAGTGAGTACCACGAGAAGACACAAGGTCAGTTCAACGTGATGTTCGTACCTAAGGACAGCGATGAAGTTAATCGCATGGTAGCTATGGGTTTCCCTGAGACAGCTATGGGTAACCAGATGATCAAGCCTATCCCTGCAGCTAATGACCGTATCGGTATGAAGCTTAAACGTCCTAACATCCACCCATCAGGTATCGAAGACTTCGGTGGTGCCCCAGCTGTGACCAAGGGTACAACCAATACAACTTGGGACTTCGTTGAGGACGGTGCACTAGGTAACGGCACCAAGGCTAAGGTTAAGATCTCTATCTACGGTGAAGGATCGACAGCCTCGGTACGGCTAGAGAAGCTAGGTATCGTTGAGCATGTACCCTACGAAGAGATGGCATCAGCTGAAGATCGTTGGTAACTATCTACAAAGGCGGGGCTGTAATGGTCTCGCCTACTTACTATTCAAGGACAGCAACATACGTAGACCACATGGGCAGTGACCTATCCGTAGTTAACGCAGCCCGTGTATCCTTCGGGAAGAAGTCCAAGCTGGTCTGTACTAACATTGTGCTTGGTACTTATGACATGAGTAAAGGTGACAAGAAACTCATCAAGTATCTAGCTAAGCACAAACATATCAGCCCATTCGGACATGCCTTCGCATCCTTCCACGTTAAGGCTCCGATCTTCGTAGCACGACAGCTAGTGAAGCATAAGTTCCTACGTTGGAATGAGATTAGCCGCCGCTATGTGGATGAAGAGCCTGAGTTCTATGTGCCTGATGTCTGGCGGGGACGTAGTGCTGACAAGAAGCAGGGGTCTGAGGGTGTGGTTAATCTAGACGCTATCAATTCTGATGGTGATCCATACGAGGGCCGCTTCGGTGAAGGCACTATGAATGAGTCTTTAGAGTATGGCTTAGAGTCTCTTCTACAATACTATAAACTGTTGCTCCAAGCAGGCGTAGCACCTGAGCAAGCCCGTATGGTCCTGCCACAGTCCACAATGACTGAGTGGTACTGGTCAGGTTCTCTAGATGCCTTTGCTGCTATGTGTCGTCTACGTTTACCTGCTGACACACAACAGGAGACACGTGTAGTTGCACAGCAGATTGATACTATCATGAAAGACCTGTACCCTGTGTCGTGGGTAGCCCTTATTGGAGAAACGAAATGATTAAGTATGAAGTAAAAGTATATACTGATGGTACTAAGTATTGGCACTTAAACGGTAAGCGTCACCGTGAAGATGGCCCTGCTGTTGAGTATGCTGGTGGTAGTAAGCATTGGTATCTAAACAATATGCGTCACCGTGAAGACGGTCCTGCTATTGAGTATGCCGATGGTGATAAGCTTTGGTACTTAAACGGTAAGCGTCACCGTGAAGATGGTCCTGCTATGGAGCTTGCTAGTGGTTATAAGTCTTGGTACTTAGACGGCGAGAAACTTACAGAAGCAGAGCACAAAGCTAATACTAGTCCTACCTTAGAAATGACTATGGAAGAAATCTGTAAAGCTTTAGGTAAGAACGTAAAGGTAAAACGAAATGATTAAGTATGAAGTAGAAGTAAATGCTAATGGTACTAAGTTTTGGTACTTAAACGGTAAGCTTCACCGTGAAGATGGACCTGCTGTTGAGTATGCTAATGGTAGTAAGAAGTGGTACTTAAACGATAAGCTTCACCGTGAAGGTGGTCCTGCTATTGAGTATCCTAATGGTGGTAAGTATTGGTACTTAAACGGTAAGCTTCACCGTGAAGACGGCCCTGCTAGTGAGTGGCCTAATGGTGATAATTATTGGTACTTGAACGGTAATCTTCATCGTGAGGATGGCCCTGCTATTGAGCTTGCTAGTGGTAGTAAGTGGTGGTACTTAAACGATAGGTATCTTACAGAAGCAGAGCACCACATTCGTACACTCCCCACTGTAAAGACTGCCTCAAGTAAACCTATGTTCGAGGTATCTGAGATTAGTGAGAACAGTCATGACGGTAGTGCCACTCTTGTGATTGACATGTCACCTGAGATGACTCAGATAGTTCTAACTAAAGGGATCAACTCTATTCTCCGTGATGCGTTAGATGAGGTAGAAGGTTGGACAGGATGAGTAAAGTAACAATGTGTGATCCACCTAGTGGTTGGAAGTATGGTTTTCCTAAACCTGTGCATGAAGAATATCACACACTCGGCAATGACTTTGATATGCTAAAGTGGCTGGTCAGTGAAGGCTATCCACAGGAAGAGATTGATGCGTGTGGAGATCATTTTTACTGTAGATACTGGGAGGCAGACGATGATTAAAGTTCTTGTTGACGGTGACATCTTCGCATACCGTGCAGCCTTCTCCTGTGAGAATGACCCAGTAGGGGATGCACTAGACAAGCTAGACAGCATCATGGAGGAGGCACTAGAGGAAGTAATGTGGGAGATAGACCCTGAGGGTTACCAAGTATTCCTTACAGGTAAGGGTAACTTCAGGTTCGACTATGCTATCACCCATACATACAAAGGCAACCGTAAGGACACAGCCAAGCCTCAGCACCTCCAAGCTATCCGTCAACACATGATAGATAACTGGGATGCCATTGTGTCAGAGAATGAAGAGGCTGATGACCTGTTAGGCATATGGGCTACCGATCAGGGGCCTGACACCACTATAGTATCTATCGACAAGGACATGTTTCAGATCCCTTGTCATCACTACAACCCTACACGCCGTACCTTAGTTACTATGTCAGAACGTGAGGGTGCTAAGTTCTTCTACACTCAGATCCTTACAGGTGACAAAGCTGATAACATCATTGGCTTGTATGGTATCGGACCTAAGAAGGCAGAGAAGATACTACTTGATGCTCACAGTGACGAAGAGATGTACCTTGAATGCCTTCATGCCTATGGTGGTGACGAGGCTCGTGTCATTGAGAATGCTAGGCTACTGTGGTTACGACGACATGTAGGACAGATATGGGAGCCACCTAAATGCGTTTCAGATCAGGCTTAGAGAAAAGAACAGCTGACTTCCTCAACAAACGAAAGGTTAAGTTTCAATACGAGGAGGTCAAGCTTAAGTGGCAAGACCTACGTATGCGTACATACACACCTGACTTTGTACTCAGTAACGGTATCATCATTGAGACAAAGGGACGGTTCATTTCATCAGACAGAACCAAACATTTATTTGTCAAGGCACAACATCCAGAGCTTGACATTCGTTTCGTTTTCAGTAACCCTAGGGCTAAGCTTTATAAGGGAGCTAAGAGTTCATACGGTGACTGGTGTGACAAACATGGGTTCCAGTATGCTAGAGAAACAATACCCGTTGAGTGGTTAAAGGAGAAGAAGAAATGAAACTTAAACTACATAGGGTAATCAGTGGACCCTACCTACATGAGGATGAAGACTGCTGTTACAACCTATGTCTGGTTGAGTATGATGATGGCACCATGGGTGAGGAAGAGATTGTACTTGAGGACTTCGACAGTGCCTACCGTATGGTCAAGTACTTCGACAAGTCTATTGATCCTATCGTCCTTAACTATAGTGCGGACATGAACTAATGGTGATTGACAATGTTTGATTTAGACAGTAAACTTCGTGCTCTCGTAGAGAACTATGGTCTGACACTACTGCTAGAGCAGAACGAAATATCAGAGCTACTTGTAGTACAG